TCCCCGGGAACCTATACGACCCCGGGAAACGTCCGCACACGGGTATGTGCGTAGACTGTCTCTATCAGCGTGTGTGTTGCCCGGAATGCTCGAATGAAAATCCCAGGGCGTGTGACCGCTCATGACGTCGATATGTTTTTCCTGCAAACTCTATGGGAACCTGATAGAACGGTGCCCGCAAATCGAGATAAACAATTACTGGAGGGATAGGGATAAATGTCCCTATTATTTCGAAAGGCCCCAGATGACGATCGAAGACTGGGTGATTCGATCATGATGCCCGTTCTTCATCCTATCCGGGTCCAGTGTCCCAAATGCGGACATAAACAGAATATGCTCACGCAGAATCCTGTGAAAGCGAGAAAACTGTGCGTATATTGTGGAGTCCTATTCGGCGTCCATGGGCGGATCGTAAAATGAAAGACTATATCTGTAAAAACTGCGGGAAAGAATACACCCCAAAATATAGGTCCCAGATGACGTTTTGCGGGCGTCCGTGTTATTACGAATATCGTATCGCTCACCGGAAGAAATACATCTGCAAAAACTGTGGAAAAAAGTATATCTTGGATAAAAGAGTCGCCACTGAAGCACACTGTTCAGCCTGCCGGACAAAGGCTCCGCCCCATAAATATCCCAGAACGATAGGATACCCGCATCTTGTCACGTGTCCAACGTGTGGCAAATCCAGGGAAACTATCAGATACAAACCGGACTCACCACCTAAAACCTGGTACTGCTCAAAAAGGTGCAGTGATCTGTATCAGATCACTAAACATCGTAAGTGTGGGGTGGCAGCATGACGTACCCGGCTAAACTGATCTCTGTGGACCCTATCACTCTTCTCACCATCCAGACTATTGTTGTTGAAAACGAGAAGGAGGAGAAGACGGCCATGAAAATCCGGGAACATTACCGGAAAGATTCTGGGAAAACTTGCCTGATGACGAGGTTCTCTGCCGGTTTCGTTGAGGTGGTATGATGTCCTGCGTGGGTTGTGAATATTACTCCTATATCCGGGGGACATCCTGTTTCGAGTCTGTGTGTCGTCTCACCGGGTGTTGGGCCAGCGATCATCTATCTCCAAATACCTGCGCGATAAAAAAAATATTTGAAAACCGGGCGAAAAAAGGGACGGTGGCGAACAATGGAGAGTAGTCTCTATCCGGCAACGGCCTTCTTGGTAAACCTGGACAAGCGGCACATCATCTATATTTGCAACCTTCTATCTGTCGAAGATGAATCTCGTCTATCAACTGCCATAAAACTGAGAAACACAGGAGACGCATTAGGGCTCATGAGGGTTTGCGCAAACAAGGTATTCACAACGGAGAAATTATGATCTCATGTTGGGGCATAAACTCCCGATATACTCATGTTCACTTTTTCCGGGAAGAAGATGGGCGTCCTTTATGCGGGAATCGACATAAGCGAATCTCAAAAGCTACCCTTTTCCTTCCACGATGGGATCCAGAACATATAAGTACCTGCCCTCTATGCAAGAAGTTTATTAAATATTATTGTCCGGATAATCCCAATATTCCTATCTCGTCCAGATAATCCCCTTTTTATTTATAAGTCCCTTAAAACAAAATGCATGAATCGCCTTCAGCAACGGCGAAATTACGTTATCGCAGGTTGCATTTTTGCGTCAGTCGTTGCGGGTTTGTGTGTATGGGGTGTTCAGGGAGCACTTATCTCCACGCAAACTTCCGCATCTGGCGGTGTCTCCGTCTCCGGTTCTTCTGACTGGACTTGGCAGGCATCGTCCGGAGATATTCGAGCCAAAGAACTCAAACCCGGGCAGGAGATCCTGATCGGCGCCTATACCGACAATTTCGTCGGGCAGGACGGCGCGTATGAGTCCGGAAAAGAACTTAACAATACCGAAACTATCGCCTTTCGTGTTGGAACCGGAGTCACACTCGGCTCTGGTGGATACTCTGAAGCAATGGGACTCTATGCCGTCGGAGCCCCCGCGTCTGTAGAGTGTCCTGAACCTGGAGACGCTGCCGCCATTATCGTTCCTAACGCAACCGCCTATTGTGAAGAGTCCGGTGTCACCGCTTCAGTTCGTGGGGATGGCGTAAATCTCCAAAGTGCAGGCCAGATACTCCAGGCCGGAACTACTCCCGACTCTCTGGACTACGCCGTAAGGGAAACTGGGAACGGTGTGGGTTCTGCCGGGTTCGCGTCAATGAGTCTTATTGGCACCCCGGGAACCTACGAACTCTCTTACAAGAACCAGGTTCGTGAAACCATCTCCGCATCTGGTCCGGCGTTCGTAGTTCAGAAAGAAGTGCACTGGACGAGTTTCATCAATCAGTACGATCCGATCTCCCCGGTGGTGCCCGGGTAACCAAGCACCATATGGAGCATAACCATGGTTAGCGCAGAAACGACCCAGATTGTAGAGCTTCTCATAGCTCTCATTGCCGCCATCATCGCCTGGTGGCAGATGCAGCAGAAGAAGGACGCACAGAACGATCTGAAACAGACTGTTGCATTCTACGATCCCAAAGATCAGACTGTTACGTCTGCAAACGATCTCCCCCCGGAAGTGGTTCTCCCAGGTAGGTCCTATCTTATGGACGAGTCAACTAAGCGGTGGATCACTGTCGGAGAAACGGCTGAAGATCAACAGACGATCCTAAACCAGGTTGCAGCCGCCGAGACAAACGGACTCGCACAGTATAGGGTTCTTTACTCTAAAGGATGGTACGTTATTGAGTACGGGCTTATTAAGGAGTCTGGACGCGGGGAAAAGTAACCCCATAATTTTTCAGGTGAATCATGAAGAGAATTCTCTTATTTATTGCGTTTATTGCGTTGGTGGCAGTTCAGGTATCAGCTCTCCCCCCGACGATTGCATCTCTATCCCCAACCACCGCGAACGTAGGCGGGCCGGCGTTCTTGTTACTTGTCACGGGCACGAACTATACAAGTGATTGTCAGGTGGAATGGGCCGGTGCGGCCAGAACCACTTCCTGTCTATCTGGTACCCAACTCCAGGCCATGATCACCGGAACCGATCTCTCTACGGCGGGAACGTTTCCTATAACGGTAACCAATACAACATCTGTGGAGACTTCTCCGGCAGTGAACTTCGTCGTGGCAAACTTCGGGCCAGTCATTACCGCAGCATCTCCAGCGTTCGTCCTGGCCGGAGCACCTGAGTTTGAACTGGCACTCACAGGAACCGGGTTTGCACCGGGTAGTACTGTGCAGTTCGCAGGTGCAGCCATGGCGACTATCGCCGTGAATACCACCAGGATAAATGCAACCATTCCCGCATCTTATCTCACTGCACCACTCGCAACGACGGTGAAGGTTTTTACTCCCGGCCCAGGCGGCGGAGAGAGTAACGCGTTCCCGTTCGAGATACGCAACCCTACTCCCACGCTAACGAGTATCAACCCGGCAACCGTGATCGCCGGATCTCCCACCATCACACTCCAGGCAACCGGCACCGGGTTCATAAGCACCAGTGTGATAACCTGGCAGGGAAAGTCGATGGCAACGGTGTTCGTATCTGGGACGTTGTTGAATGCAACCATCCCGGCGTCAGGCATGGCGAAGGGAAAGCGTGCGGTTTTAGCGGTGACGAACCCGGGACCAGGTGGAGGAACTACTCCCACACTCACATGCGTGGTCAACAACCCCACGCCGGTACTCACGTCAATATCTCCCGCAACGGTGAAGGCAGGGAAAAGTACTCTCCTTGTCACTCTTACAGGTGCGCAGTTTAATCGGGATTCGAAAGTCCTGGTGAACGGAAAAACCCGGACGACAAGATACGTCTCCACAACGTCCCTAACTGTCAGGCTCACAAAATCAGATCTGGCAACGCCGGGCAGTGTTGGGATACGTGTCACTAATCCGCACCCCGGTGGCGGACTATCAGGTACTCAAACTTTAAAAATCACCAAATAATTTTTCATGATCATGATACGCGGGTACCCGGGTGGGGCAACTGTGCCGCAGGCTCATCTCCTGCAGCCCGCATACCTATCGCGCCTTTTCTTGTCACCTGTTAGCGCGATAGGTGCATCATCTCCCGAATGGGTCATACCGTTCGAGAGGCATAACTCCCCGCGGTACCAGGACCGACGAGGAGAATACGCCCCGGTCCCCTGGAATCATCTCACAAAAAGTTCATCGGGCCGAAATTTCTCCAGTTTCAGATCGTCCCTTAAACCCATGATAGATCGCATGGTATCACACCACCGACATGAGCAGGTTCGCCAGAACATGTCACCTTGTCAGTCGTATGGGGGATCGACTCCCCCCGGGGCATAATATGATCATAGATCCATTTGACGAGCCACCAGCAAAGAAGGCGGGGCACTCCCCGCAAATGATAATGGCGATCTATGCGTCGTGTATGTTGTTTGACTTGAGAGAAGCTAACGGAGTATTAGCGTTCGTTTTACCGGAAGAGAAACCATGAACCACTATAAACTAACTTTCCTGATAACGGGAACGTTCCCCGGGGAAGATTCGCAGATCGCGTTCAATCGCGTAACTGGCGAACTTGCAAAAATTGGAGCTGTCCCCTATTTCGGTGTAGTTGTGGAGGCGATCGATGAGGTACCCGTTCACACAGGAACACGAGTGTAGTATGTCGTTTCGGGGGCTTCGGAAGAACTCTGGGAAAGAGTTCGAGCTCTGGGAATGCATTATCTGTGGGAGAGAAGAGATCCGACAGTATACCGGCTCCGATGATACGATCGAATACCGGATATAATTTCCTATGTAAACATAAGAAGATTAAAATATAGAATGTCTGTTATCCCCGAGAAAAAACATGATGTCGGCGGCGGAGTTCGTATCAACAGACGGCCCGAATATATTTTCCAACCCAATACTAGACGGAGTGTGTGAATTGGTGGCAGATCCTGGGGGCGGGGGTGGAATTGACTATAATATGATCACCTGTATGAGAATCGAGATCGCCGAACTGAGAAAAGACGTTCAGCATCTTTCCCGTATCATTGACATCGACAACCGGGAACTCAAACAGGCATTAGTCGGTCACGAAGAACGCGTACGAACCCTAGAACAAACCCGCCCAACCTGGACGGAAATGTCGATTATAACCACGAAAGTTAATGATCTCGAAACTGTATCCGATTCAAGGAAAGGGCAGGACTATATAATTATTACCGCCATTGGGGCTGCAGTGGCCGCTGTAACGTCGTGGGTCATGGGGAAATACGGGGGATGATGAGCATAGGCAAAAAATGTTGGTATAACTTCCACCTGGGAGATATGATGGGACATCCTTCATGGGGACCTATCGCCCGCGAAGTTCTCTATCTTATTTACAACGTGTCAGGCCGGGACAACATGAACATATCTAATCTGTATGATCATGCGAAAGATCACCCTTCGGATTTTCCCCACGTAACAAAATTAAGTGAACAACAGTTCTACTGGAGATCTACCGTGATCCTGCGTAAAATCCCAGGATGGACAAAAGCTAACGATGATTCACATTTTTGGAGGTTTGAAAAATGAACAGAGCACTTATCATTGGTAATGATGGTTACGAATCGTGCCCCCTTCGCGGGTGCATAAATGACGCGTACGAGTTCGGAGAGAGATTAGATGATCTAGGCGTCGTTTCCGACGAAGAACAGATAGTTATTGCAGATGCCACGCTAGATCAGATGGTATCAGGATTATCCTCAATAGTCGCCGACTCCGCTCCGGGAGATACCGCCGTTATTTTCTATTCTGGGCACGGCTCCTACGTGCGGGACACCAATGGAGACGAACCCGACAGGCGGGACGAATGCCTTGTGCCGATAGACTACGAGACGGCGGGCATGCTCATCGATGACGAGATCCAAATAAGGATACAGGAACTCAAACCCGATGTGCATCTTGAGATCTTTATGGATTCGTGTTTCTCAGGATCAGTCACGCGGGCGGTAGTGGAAGGCGTGAACATTCGCCCCGCTCCAAGATTTTTAATTCCCCGCAACCCGGTAAAGGCATTATACGGAAAAGTTAAGCCGGTGTTCAAACAAACGATCACGGTGAAGAACTCAAATCATGTCTTGTGGAGCGCGTGCAAACCCAACCAGGTATCAAATGAAGTTGAGTTTAATGGCGTACCGCGTGGGGCTTTCACTTATGCGTTCCTGGATGCGCTTGAGAAACTTGGGCCGGGTGCCGCCAGAAATGTCCTGGTGAGAAACACGATGCGTGAGATCAAGAATATGGGCCTGATACAAACGCCCGTACTCGAGTGTAAAAAGGCTGAGATCATTAAGGCAGTATTTGTATGAAGTTCGCCCCACACTGGCAAAATAGGATAATTGAGTCTGGTGTAGTATCTCCTGACGATCTCGTAGCCAACCCGAAGAACTGGAGAAAACATCCAAAGAATCAAGCTGACGCTATGGAAGGTGTACTCGACGAGATCGGGTGGGTTCAGGACGTTATAGTCAATCGCAGGACCGGGAGACTCATAGATGGTCATCTTCGCGTGGAGTTGGCGAAAAAGAACAAGGAAAAAGAAATACCTATAAAATACGTTGATCTATCTGAAGAAGAAGAGGAGATAGCGATACTCTCGTTTGATCCGATCAGCGCGATGGCGGAAGCGGATAAGAACATGCTTGAAGCGCTGCTTGCATCGGTGCAGACGGATAATGAGCAGGTAAACAAGCTGATGGGGGATATTGCACAGGACTATAAGATTCATAAGAAAGCAGAAGAAGATGATTATGAACCGCCTGCTGAAATAGAAACAGACATACAACGGGGCGATATCTACCAGTTAGGCCGCCACTGGGTCATGTGCGGAGACTCTACCAGCCGGGAAGATGTCGAACGGTTGATGGACGGGAAGAAGGCTGCCCTCTGCTTAACAGATCCCCCCTATGGAGTTGGTGAAGATTATGATCAGATATCAGACACGGAAGAAAACCTAAAAGAGTTGATCGAGGGATTCCTACCTCTTGCGCAAGAGCACGCAGAAATAACCCTCTTGACACCCGGCAATAAAAACCACTGGTTCTATCCTAAACCATCATGGACTCTTTGCTGGTTTGTTGCGGCAGCCACGGGCCTCGGCCCGTGGGGGTTCACCTGCTGGCAACCCATCCTTGCATATGGGGCCGATCCATTTCACAAGAGATGCAAGGGTTCCATGCCTGATGGCATCGCCATAACACAAAGTGCAGATAACTCTCTAGGCCATCCTTGCAGCAAGCCTATAAAAGTCTGGTCATGGTTTTTAGAGCGGGGCTCACTCAATAAAAACGACTTAGTTCTCGATCCATTCCTTGGTTCCGGCACTACCCTGATCGCCTGTGAACAATTAGATCGGATCTGTTACGGCATGGAAATCTCCCCACAGTACTGCGAGATCATTTGTCTGCGATGGGAGAAACTGACTGGTGGCAACCGGCAAAATGTTAACGGGGATTCCACATGACGGCAGGAACAAAGCTGAGTAAGAACCGAGTGTAAAAAGGCTGAGATCATTAAGGCAGTATTTGTATGAAGTTCGCCCCACACTGGCAAAATAGGATAATCGAGTCCATCGAGATGAACCCGAAGGACCTTCTTGCGAACCCCAAGAACTGGCGAAAGCACCCCAAAAACCAGGTTGACGCTATGGGAGGTGTACTTGACGAGATCGGGTGGATACAAGAAGTCATATGGAACAAGAGAACCGCGCGGCTTATCGATGGACACCTCCGCGTAGAATTGGCGAAAAGGGCGGGCGAGTCCACCGTTCCCGTTAAAGTTGTAGACTTGTCGGAAGAAGAAGAAAACATAGCGATCCTTACATTTGACCCATTGGGTGCAATGGCGGAAGCGGATAAAATCCAATTAAATAACTTACTCACTCAAACGGCACTTAATAATGAAACCGTGGACCAATTAATACGAGACTTACAAGAAACATCTGCAAAGATGGAGTTAAAAGAATTAAAAGAAAACCCCAACGAAGAAGATCAACAATCTGATATATTAAATACACGACTCAATATATTATATTGTGAAGATAACAATACCCCAATGATTATTAAGCAAGATATCCCGGAGTTTGATAAGATCTCTAACTTCAAGTATCGAGGTTCTTCAGGAGTATTTGAATGTCTTCACTTTTTTACTGATGATTATCGGTTTGAATGTGTATGGAACCGCCCAGAATATTATTTGAATGCAATTAAAGGGAAAGTGGTAATGTCTCCAGACTTTAGCGTATACACAGATTATAATTTTTATCTTCAACAATGGAACTTTTATCGAAACCGGTTTATTGGTTCATACTATCAAGAAAACGGACTTACTGTTATTCCCACTATTACATGGGCGGACGACTCCTCGTTCGACTGGTGTTTTGGGGGCGTTGAAATAGGATCAACCGTTGCAATATCAACTATGGGATCTTCTAAATTTAGCGAAGAATTTTCTCATGGGTTTGATGCAATGATCGATGTGTTAGAACCAGAAAAAATAATTTGTTGCGGAATTATTGAAAAAGTCTATAACGGTGATTCATCTCTATCTAACGTGGTTAATTACAAACACGACTTTAAATCACATGCTTATTTGCGATAAGTATTTTCCTATATCCTATTGGGATATAGATTAATTATGAAATTATTAGGAGCGGATTAATGTGGGCGGTAGAGGAGGAAGTTCTGGAGGTTCTGGAGGTTCGGGGGGGAAGAGTGTGGTACCTGTTAGAAAAACATCGCTTGGGAGGGCCCAGCGGCATGTAAGAACGTGGAGAAATAATCCAAATAGATTTCTTCTTTAATATCATTGTTTTTTAGATCGTTATAATTATATTACTTAAAAACAAATATTCTGAATAGAGTACGGCATGGAAATCTCCCCGCAAAAAGTTCAACTTCAGTGTGACGCATTAGGAAGTTGCATTCGAGTAACTTATGAATGTACAAATTGTAAGCGGGAACCAACTCTCGTATTTGAGGGCGTGGGGTGGGAAGATGAAGATGAGGTACCGATAGAATGATGGAAGAAAACTGGCGTAGTTTAACCCTATATTTTACTAATAAAATTGACGTGGTTGGTATATGCCCGCAGGAATGAAATTAAATAATAAAGTAATAGGGGAATCTCTGCATAAAACCCATGGGAATATGGCTTTAGTTGCACAGATGCTTGGGTGCTCACGGGAGGCAATACGCGTACGGGTGGAAAAGTCAGAGGAACTCCAGAAGATACTCCATGAGGAACGCAACGCTGTGATCGACGTTGCCGAAGGTGCTCTCCAGCGTGCCGTACTGAATGGCGAAGGTTGGGCGATCGCGTTCACACTCAAGACAATTGGAAAGACACGCGGGTATATTGAGAGAGTAGAACAAGAGATCACAGGGAAAGACGGAGGGCCAATTGAGATCAAGCCTTATATCAGCCCCGAAGCCGCAGAAAATCTCAAACGACTATATCGAGCGGGTGAAATCTGATCTTTGCACCATTGCCAAAGATGACTTCTCTTTTTATTGCGAGATCGTATACCGCCGGAAGTACAAAGTAGCGAAGCATAACGCCTATATCTGTCAAGCGTTGGAACGAGTAGAACGCGGAGAAGTTCCCCGCTTAATGATATGCATGCCTCCACGGCATAGTAAATCCATGACAGTAACGGAGACTTTCCCCTCCTGGTATATCGGGCGCAACCCCGACAGACGAGTGATAGAAGTTTCCTATGGTGCCGATCTCGCAACTCGGTTTGGGAGAGAAAACCGAAGAAAAATTGAAGAGTTCGGTAAATGGATGTTTGGTATTGAGATCGCCCCCGATAACGGAAGTGCAACAAACTGGACGATCAAAGGGCATAAGGGCGGAATGCTATCGGCGGGCGTAGGAGGTCCGATTTCAGGAGCGGGCGCAGAGCTTCTTCTGATAGATGACCCGATAAAAAATAGGGAAGAAGCAAACTCCATTACCTACCGGGATCGCTTATGGGATGAGTGGCAAAATACTTTACTCACTCGGCTCCAGGCGGGCGGTGCGGTTATTCTGATCCTAACCCGGTGGCATGTCGACGACCTGGCGGGGAGAATATTGGCGTCCACTCAAGATGTAGGGTGGGAGATCATCTCTCTACCCGCGGAAGCCGAAGAGAACGATCCGTTAGGTAGGGCTATAGGAGATCCCCTATGGCCCGAAGGCGGCTTCGATCAGGAATGGATGGTGTTAAAGAAGGCGGAGATCGGATCTCTCGCCTTCGCAGCTCTCTATCAACAGCGCCCCACTCCTCAGGAAGGCGGGTTATTCCGCCGTGCGTGGTTCGAAATTGTCGAAGGGTATCCGTCGGATAGTCGGTTTTTGCGATTCTGGGACTTCGCCGCCACCGATCAAGACGGGGACTGGACTGCCGGGTGTAAACTTGCCGAGAAAGACGGCATCGGGTATATCATTGACATGCGGAGAATACAGGGTACTCCGCACGAAGTCGAGAGACTTGTCAAACAAATCGCCGACATCGACGGAAAACTTGTGCCGATCAGGTGGGAAGAAGAAGGCGGATCTTCCGGCAAGATGATTAGCGATCACTACCAGCGCAGGATCTTATTCGGCATGAACGCAAAAGGCATTCGCTCCACCGGCCCGAAGGTTGCACGGGCGGGGCCACTTGCCGCCATGGCCGAAGCGGGCAATATAAAACTGGTTCGGGGATCGTGGAATGAGACTTTCTTAGAAGAGATTGAGACGTTCCCCTACGGAGCACATGACGATCAAGTTGACGCCGCATCTTCAGCTCTGGCCGCCATCCGTAGCGTGGGCGGGGGAGCCAAACCCGACATGATGAAAGCGGCGGGATACAACCCACTGACGAGATAACCTATTTTCCTATTTTTATTTAGACTCATTAATTACTATATGGCCCCCCAACTTGATCTTACTCTTTCCCCCGTTCATAATGCGGCAGGCCCCGCACCAATTCAGTTGAAAAAGAAGATATTACTACCCAAAAAGGCTAAAGACGGAACCTATGACGGCGTCCGGTACGTCACGACGTCCGGCCTGGTGTTCGTCCAACCTAATTATAATACAGATACCATCAAAGCCTACTCAAAGCAATATTACGGCGCGGCGTTGGCATCGAAATTACAAAACCTGCTCTTTACGGGCGACTTTAAGATCCTAGTCAAAGACGCCGCCGGGGAAGAAGACCCCGAAATATCCCAATTGATGCAGGCAATGGCCTATAATGTGGGACTCTGGGGGGAGATGAGATCCGCGTTCGTTGACGTTTGCTGGTGGGGGTTGTACGTCTCCAACCCGGTATGGGCCTGGGTGGATAACACCTATACTCTTGTGGACCTGGTGCGGTTGCCCCCGGAGTCTTTCTCAGACGCCCCGCCCGGCACGCTCTACACCTACTCCGAACTACTACAAGGAGTCATCTTAAATGAAACTGACGGAACGCCGGGTTACTACCAAACAATCAACGGCGTCTCGAAACAGATCACTAACGTGTTTGCTATTCGGAACCCGTATTGCCAAGAACTGGCCGGGGAGCCACTCTTTCGCCCCCTATTCCCAGTATTCACATACCTGAAATTTTCCTGGGAGTCCACCATGCAAGCAATCAACCGCATCGGGGCCCCAATTCTTTTTATTAAAGTTAATGGCGGGGACGCAGACGACATCACGTATGCGGACACGGTTCTCAAGAACTGGGGGAAAAACATGGCCTTCCAGCTTAGAGAAAATATGGAACTTATCAATCCCGGGCTATCAGAACCCAGGACCCCGATGGAAGCGATCGGGGAACTCACTAAGATGGTTATTGATTATTTCTCTCCCGCCACACTGATCCAAAATACGAATGCCACCCTTTCATCATCCGACGCGGGATCATCCGCCCTACTGTCGTCATTCATCCGGGGGGTTCACTCGTGGATCGAAGATGGGTTTGAGAGTCTTCTACAAACATATCTCACTGCGAACGGCTACGAAGGGTATACCACCACGATCGAACTCATGCCGCCCGAAGCCGATCGCACCGACACCAATATACGGATCGCCCAGGCCGGGGACCAGGTGCGGGCGTTGAAACTGAACGAGAAGCGAGAACTTCTCGGGCTCCCACCACTCCCCGACGAAGAGATCGCGGCGCTTCAGGGTGAATATCAATCTACTCCCGCCATGCCTGGAAACCCGTCTTTCGTGACGCATGCAATGCGATTCTATAATGCGGCGAATAAAAAAAAATCGTTGACATAGATGATGTCACTGACCACTACCAGAAAGGCATTATTAAAATTATAGACAAACTCATTTCCGATACTCAGGACTATATCAAAGATCACGGGAATAATTTTGATCTTGAGAACTTCAATCGGGCAGTAAAAGATAACGGTGCGTATCTTGTCGCCGAGTACGGTATCGAGCTACTGGACGAAGTCGTTGACGATTCTTTTCAGATAGGCGCCGAAGTTGCAGCATGGCAAATTGAGAAACTCAAGCACGCCTGGCATAAAGACGACGTGAAGAACACCAGTATCTCCCCTGTCAAGATCGGGGACGCGTCTCTTGGGAGCACGATCGGATCGGGCGGGCCATTCGACGAGAACGCATTAGACGTTCTCAAGTCCCGAAACCTTAATTTAATCCAGGGCATGACGGATAAAGTTGCGAATGACATGTCCCGTGAGATCGCGGACGGCATGTTATCCGGAGAGAGCGTGTATGAGATCTCCGCTCGAATCAAGAACGTTCCCGGGTTTACGGAGAAATACAAAAACCAGGCGGAGACGATCTCCAGGACCGAGACTATGATGGCGATGAACACAGCCACCTTCAATCGATACCGCGAGGAGGGTGTGAAAGAAGTCCAAGTGGTGGTGGCTATTGATGATAGGCTATGCGACGAATGCTCTGAATTTGATATGAAAGTTTATCCGATAGAAGAAGCGCCGATACTTCCTGCTCATCCTGCGTGTCGATGCACGTTTCTGGCCTCGCCTGAAGAGGGTTCTGAATTTGAAGCATTTACCGAAGAAGAGATCGAGGCTTTACGCGAGAACCCGTCCACGCCACGATATAGGCGGGAAGTGATCGACAAAAAGTATTCTGCACGATCTTAAATTAAATATATAATAAAAAACGTGGCCGCTAGAATTGATAAGATAATCGCTATTATCAACGTCGTGTCGTGGATGTCTGCATGTTCCATGGGGTTTGCACCATTCCGCACTTCTTCATCAACGTTTTCTAATGCCGTCCCAACCGCCCACGATATCGTCGGTACCCATATTGCGCACCGTTCTTTCAAGCAGTCGTTAAATTTGTTACACGGACATTTTAAGTGTCGTTCCATTGTCACTATTCCTCCCGCCCAACTCTCCGTATTTGTGGAAGGCCGATACTAACATCTTCATGTCAACAACCCATGGATAAATCCATGGGTTTCCTGCCGCGAAGATCATGATCGTATTCGTCGATCTCACTACAAAATAGTTCTTGCTCCCCTATTTTCCTATTTTTATAAACCGCCATAATTACCTAGATGCCCCCCATGACTACGCATACGGCGGTTCTCCAGACTCTTAATCAGTGGAGATCACTGCAACGAGAAAATGGCGTCACACAAAACGCGTTTTACTCGGCTGATTCATTCAGTGAAACAAACTGGGCGGGTATTCCATTAATTCTAACGAAACGAGGGCACCCTACGATCCAGTACAAGGACGATCCATCCAGGGCATTAAAGTCCTGCGACGGTATCGTCATTGGAACTGTACGGGGTGCGTCTGTAGACTCAACCGGGACATCCAAATTTCTTGGAGATCTCGAGTTTTCAGATCCGGACGCTGAACGGCTTCACACTGAAGGGAAACTCACTCTGTCCACCGGGTTTCGGGCCAACTTCTTACCCACCGGCGAGATCACGGGCAAAGTCGTCCCAGATCACGTGATCGTCTTTGAGCCAACTGATTCGTTTCGGCCCCAGGATATGGGGGCTATGTTTCTGAACGCCACTATGGCGGGAGATGCTATGGCTGAAAATATCGAAATCAAGGGAATACTCTCACAGATACTCGAAACGCTGCGGGGGGTGTTTTCCAGAGAAGAACTCACGTCAGCCTTGAACGCAACGACGGCTGATATAGGAAGTACCAAAATGGAGACTACAATCGAAGCTCTAACTACAACCATCGCCGAGCGGGATAAGGCGGTTGCCGATATCACCGGGAAACTCACCGCGATGGAAACCCAGGTAAAAGCGTTCCAGGAGGCGGAACAGAAGAGAGCCGCCGAGACGAATGACGCTCTCTGGGAAAACGTGAAAAAGAACGCTCTTCTACCGGGCCAGTATCACAAGCCCGAGGATGAAGCGAAACTTAAAGAGATGTTCCTGACGAAAAAGGATGACTTCTACCTCAACGCTGTGGTAAACCGCACGAAACCCGTAGAAACCCCCAAGGAAGGGGACGAGTTCGTCGCTAACTCTACTCCCAACGAGGGCGCCGAGATCGACGCACTCGTTAAGGAACTAAAGCGAAACACGGGGAGGATGAGATAAAATGACTGATAATACAACCACATGGGCCGGCAACTATCCGGGACTCAATAACACAAAAATCACCTGTATCCTCAGCGAAGGGGCTCCGACAGTCGGGACATCCTATGATCAGGCGGGACTCTCCCAGACTACACTCACCTGGGCATCAGAGCTATATGAGGGAGACTGGGTCGCTCTTGCCAACGACGCGGTAATTACGTTCGCCAGAACCGAAGGCTCTCCTGTCGTCGAGAAGGCCGTTAACGCCGAAACTCTTGTGATCGGAAAGATCGTTTCTCTTCCAAAGACCAACCGGTTCCCTGCTACCACGGGCGTTGCCGACTCGCTCACGAAACAGCTCGACAACGGATACTACCGAACGGCGGTTGTAGAGATCTTCGGCGGAGCCACCAAAGTTGCAAAAGCGGTGGTTATGGCGGACGGTTCTAATGCGACCGTGCCCGGTGTGGGCGCTACGCTCAAGTTCAATATGACCAGTTCCTACGCGAACCACAAGCTCTACTTCGATACGGAGTCGTCTGGCGGAGTTGGAGTCATTCCGTGCCACTATTGTGCAGCCGGGAGTAACGGCGATCTTACTGATTGCCTCGTTCTCATTACCGGGCCGATGCTGGCCGCAACGGGGGCCTAATCATGGTGTCTGGAACTAACGACCGATTCCTTCGCAAGGAAGTTGCGATCCGACTCGCGTATGAGAAGATGGAGCCCAATCTCATTTGGGGAGATTTCGTCAACCAGATCCAGGAACAAACGAACTCGTTCATGTATCGGTACGATAGCACGGGCAAGTCTTCCGATACGAAGAAAGAGAAGCCCGCGAAGTACACTCAGGGCGGGGCGTTCCCTGAGATCGACAGAAGCCGCAAAGTCACTGCCGCCGATCTCACTCAGGCGAACGGGTTCTCTATGAGAATTCCCCGGGAAGTTATTCGTTCAACCACGACATCGAACGAAATTATGGACGCGTTCGACTATGCCGGCTACTGGATGGCGGAGTATATCAACACGTCCATAGTCACCGCCTTGGTTGCGGGTGCAACCACCCCGACATGGACCCCTACAGCCGTATGGTCCGGAACAACCGCAACCCCGGTGGAAGATCTCCGTCTATTCAAATACCAGATGAGACGCGAAGGATATCCGTTCAGGCTCACCAACGCGTTCGTCCATATTGACAACTTCAAGGAGCTCGAGGGGTATCTCACCAACCTGGACGTCCGAGCCGGGCAGGACAGGATCTTCGGCATTCCATCCGGCGGAGACACCGTCAATATCCCCATAGCGGGCGCGAATATTCGCGGGCTTGATAGCGGACTGAGTGAAGGCAGCATTCTTGGGCTGGACCAGAACAACCCCGCCGCCGAGATTCACTACTATAACGATCCGGCATTCTCCATGGCTACCATTTCCTACGATACGGTAGACGAGAACAGGGCCACTGTGAGAAAGAGCGTCAATAACCTGGGTATCCACTACAAACAGTATGAGGAGGACGATACCCACGATACCATTCTCCAGTTCTGGATCGAGAACAAAACAGTCGTAACGAAGCCGTACGGCATTCTCTACGACACGGGGATCTAACCCCGTTTTTGGGGCTAACCTCAGCACATAACATCAGAGGTACAAAATGACATACACAGCACCAAATGCAAAAGCGTTTACCCTGGCTCAGGGGACTCTTGCCAAGAAAATTACTGACGAACTCGCGCTAGTTGATGCCGCCCTTGACGCTCTCGGGAGTGGAAGCGGGCTCCTTGCGGACGGGAAGATCTGGATCGGTGGAGCTACCGGAGCATGTGCAGCTCAAACCGTATCAGGAGACGTCACGATCACGCGGGCGGGAGTAACTACCGTTGCGCCATTGGTACCCTTGAATCTCTCCGGAGTAGTCACGGCGGCTGAGACAACCGGGACCGCGATCCAGATCGCAACTACGGGAACCCCACTAGCACTCAACACCGCCGGGCAGTCAGGCATAAAGGCGTTCTTCTCAAGCACCGCGACGTCCGACACAACATATGGGATGTACTGCCGCCTAGACTCAAACGGCGTTGGGCAAGAAGGCATATCCGGGAGATTCAAAACGCTTCTCAAGAAGGCGGGCATCGGAAACGCTCATGGAATGCACGCAACATTGGAAGCTGACACATCTGCCGGAGCGGTTACGGGACTCGGGACCGGGATTCGGGGGAATCTTGTTGTTGCCAATAGAGCCCTCACCACCGGGACGTACTACGGAGTAATGGCCGAGATCTACCCACTTGGAAACACGGCAGCCATACCTGCGAGCTCTAACGCCTGTTTGGGTATAAATGCCCAGGCCGGGACAGCAATGGACGCGGTTGTAAACGCCATCTCCTTCTCGGGGACTGACGGTAGCGGCTCCATGATCTACACCCATAACCCGGGGAACACGTTCACTGGCTCGATAAGGATACTCGTGAACGGTGCCGTGAGATATCTGTACACCGCAACCGCCGCCTAGGTGCCATATGCGAAAAATATCCCTCATCCCGTATAATGTTGGAGAGAACGAGTATCCTGTAAGGGAAACTCTCATCAACTTACTTTATTCTCCGCATCTTCGACTTGGAGCCCGGACGCTCATCGATAACGGCAAAATTGCCACCAAGATCGAAAGTGCGTCCGACTCTATTTTGCTCGAAGAGTCAGAGTTTGAGAAGTTGAAAAACGCGGTTGAGACTTTTGAGGGATACGGGCGCCATGATGTGGAACTAGTCCGCCGGGTATTAGAAGCTCAGGACGTTCCCATTAAGGAGGCATAATGGCGGTTGATGCATCTTATATTGCGGCCATTTCCCGGGGGAAGTATACCGTGGGGTCAGCATCGACAGATACGATCACGAGCGAAACTCTAACTATGTTCTTGAACGTTGCAACCGATATGGTTACTCAGGATGTCCCCACTGGCACCCTTACAGCAAACCAACTTGATCTGGCGAAAGCATACTTGATATGCAATATGCTGGAAACCGGAGCATTCAACTTTACGGGAGAGTCCATTGGGGATTACTCCTACTCCAAGGGGGCGGGCTCCGGGTGGCTTGCTGCATACCAGGAAATCGTAACCAAAGCAAACGCGTCCGCCACACGAGCAACCTACAAGGCGTCTACCGGGAACGTCAGGAACGACGCCACCTTAAACGATCTCGGGTTTGATGGAACTACTGCCACGATCGGGCCGGACACCACAACATGAACCACATGATCCACTCGTGTGTGATATATAATGCGTCAGTTCAGGACCAGAAACTAGTATTCGGATCGGGAAGTAAGATCTTCACGGTTGGGAAGACTTGCACCGGTGCGATGTCTCACGCTCACGGGGTGGTGAAGTCTCTCACGCACACTTCGGGCTCATGGGCCACAAGCAATGAAGTTGGTTACCTGGTGCTCTCAAATGTGGTTGGGACCTTTGGCTCAAGTGAGACGATCAATGATAACGGCACGGTCCCCGGGGTAGCGGTAACCACTGCGACAAATGTCGCAAACACCGATATATACGGCGTCATTTCGACAACCAACACATCTTCAACGTATGCGTGTCGGTTCGTTCCCGGGGGAACTGCGATAGATCACGATTCCGGTGCCCGGATTATAAAAAAACCCGCCGTGATCCTGTTACCATCTGCCATCGTAGCGGTTGGAGACGTCATCACGGTTCTAGGGGAGAACTACACGGCATCTTATATCCGTGAGCACTACGACTCGGCCAGGTTGCACCATTATACTGTGGAGATGGAGGCGGCGGACTAATGGCGGTATCCACTATCCAGGGCATTGAAGCTCTGATCAAGAAGCTCGAGTCTCTCGGCGTCAACACTACGCCCATACTGGCGGTAGCGGCCCGGGACGCGATGCGAGATCGTGTAGAAACCAGAATTAAGGTTAAATGCCCTGTCGATACGGGAAACCTTCGTGCTAGTTATAACACTCAGATCATGAAGGAGACTGACACCGAGATCGTCGTCACTACAGGTTCAAACAAGAAATACGCACCGTATATGGAGTACGGCACCGGCATCTATGCGGAAGATGGAAGCGGTCGCCAGACTCCCTGGGCCTACTATTACGAAGGGCACAAGGGAGACGGCCCGGGACTCCGGTGGACACGTGGAGCCCACCCTCAACCACACGTCCGCCCCGCATGGGAAGAAGGGAAGGAGAAACTACTTGGAGACATTGCCAACCGGCTGAGAAAAGAAATGAAGAAGGCATTACCATGACGGCGATAGATGCAGCGTTACGAGCTAAATTATCCGCAGACTCCCCTGTAGCCGTAATTACCGGGGGCCGGATCTATATTGACAGGCTTCCGATAAATCCCACGCTACCCGCGATCTCCCTTCATCTGGTATCCGAGATTCCGCATGATAACATACCCAACTTGTTTTCATCCCGGGTCCAGATCTCATGCTGGTCTGATCCAGCATCACAGGACGGGATCCAGTCTCCCGCCGAAGTAATGGGGCTCTCTGACGCCGTAAAAACCGCAGTGTCTAAAACTAAGTTGGAAGCCGAACCCGCCGCCTGGACGGTAGGGACAACAACCTACTCAGTTCATGGTGTTCGAGTTCAGAACGCACCGAGAATGATCGATCCAGTCACAAACTGGTATCACGTCCCGGTGGACCTAGTAATTGAATTTAGGAGAAATATATGACTGAAGTAGTTGGAACGGACATCCCCCAAGGGCCTGAAGTAAAGTGGTACTACGGGGGCGTGTCCCTATCCGAGACATTCACCCACACAAGCGGTTCAGAAACGTTAGACAAAACCGCCGAGTATGGAAGCTGTATCGGAACACTTGACGGAGTACCCGTCGAGCTGGAAGAGACAGGAGACGAAACCGCCGGCACAACTGCGGTAACTATGGCGGGCTCTGAAGCTGCCGGTAGTCTTGTCGTCTATTATATAGACAAGGAGACAACCGGGCTCACACATATCGCGTCCTGTCAGGACGTAAAATGCGACTCGTCCGCATCTACTAAAACGGCGGCAGTACACGGCCAGAGCACTAAACTCAACACAGTGGGGGCGCTCGAGAACACCTCCGACCTGGAAGAACTGTACTACAATCAGGAGTTTGTTTCGGTTCTCATGGGGAACAAGTATACCGCATGCCCATCGACTGGGGCGGGGATCACTAAGTGGACAAACAAAACATCTGGTGTTCATAAGATCGGCGCACTGGTAGGGAAGAGAACCACTACCGCCGGAGTCGTGATCTATAAATGGTTCCTAATTGGAGCACAGGCAACAGGTGTATCAAGCTCTTTCCCAACCGAGGATATGTACAAAAGATCTCTCAAGTTCATGGTGGATTATTGGGTAGAAGCGTCAACTCCGGAGGCCTAATATGACTGAAGTAGTAGGCAGCGACATCCCCCAGGGGCCAGAAGTCAAGTGGTATGCGGGCGGGGTGCTCATGCACGAGACATCTACCGGAGCCACCGGAGCCACCGGTTACACCTACGCAAGCGGCGCAACAGGAGAGTACGGATCGGCAGTCGTCCTAGTTAACGGAGTAGGGGTCACTCACAAAGAAGTTACTCCCGGAACAGATGCGGGCGGCGCAACAGCTGTTACCTTCTCGGCTCTCGCAGCCGCAAGTACGCTGGAAGTTTACTTCGTGAAGACGTCCGGGACTGGGAACTCGCTGATCCATGTGGCATCTTGTCAGGATGTAAAGTGCGACGCGTCCGCCACCACAAAATCGGCGGCAGTACACGGACAAGCGACAAAATTAAACTCTGTTGGAGCTATAGAAAATACGGCTGATCTGGAAGAGCTGTATTACAATGGGGATCTAGTAAACCTGGCAATGGGGAACTATTTCGCCGACGTCCCCGCTACTGGCGGATATAAGTGGACAAATAAATTCAATGGCTCTAAAAAGATCGGTGCACTGGTAGGGAAGAGAACGAACTCAGCCGGAACTGTAACGTATAAATGGTTCTTGATAGGAGCTCAAACCACTGGAGTTAGTGCGTCTTTCCCCACCGAAGACATGTACAAGAGAAGCGTAAAATTCCTGGTTGATTTCTGGGTTGAAGTCGATCTTGTAGCATAATATTTTTTTTTCGGGTGAGTTGTGAGAAAACCTAAAGAACAGACTGAAGAAAAACCGGCGGTGGTTGATGACGAGTCTATCTCCACTCGAATGAGGCGCCGTCGGGAAGAAGTCAGCCGTAAGTCATTTGAAGACATGACAATTGCGGAGAAGCTCACGATCCGGGCGATGGAGCAATCGATCACCGTGCCGTTCGTCTCGAACGCGGGTAATATTCCGGTAGAGATCCGGCTCCCCACTCTCGCTGAGTACGATCTTCTCTCAACGTTTCAAAGGCGATGGGAAGCGGCGGTAGTGAAGGGGGATCTTGAGAGGGCCAACGCCCTTGCAAATGACATTTTCTCCGTAATGGCCGATCTATGCGTGGATGATTCGCTGAATGAGACTTTCTTCAAAGAAGGCATCATAAGCGCATCAGATTTCCATCAAATCGTGAAGGAAGCACTACTCGAATATAACCGGAGGATCAAGAGCGCAAGATCCTTTCGGGACGAGGAACCCGGGTCTGCTGCAATTATGCGGCTATCTGGGAAAATTCCCACATGAGTTTGCGAAGTGCTCTCCTGCTGAATGGGAGTATATCGTAAGTGCGTGGAATAAAATTAACACAAAAGAAGAGTGATGTTAAATGGCTGGTGAGGCGGTCGGAGAGTTATGGGTTGAGTTAGGGCTTAAATCAACCCTGTCTGAGGATAGCAAGAGAGAGACTGCTGCAGCCGAATCAACATTACGCTCTTTTTCAGACGTGGTCGATACTGTTTCAGCTAACACGCTATCGATCCAGGTGGACACGTCATCCCTGGCACAAGTAGAAGATGGGGCCGGACGCATACGGGACTTGTCGGTCGCAATAGACGCGGCAAATGGGCAAACAATAAGCCCGGGATCTGATCTCTCCGGTGTAGAGTCCGAAGTCTCAACGACAGTATCTTCTCTTGATACACTGGTAACGAAGGCGGATGAAGTAAATGGCGTGACTATTGCGCCCAACCTCGACTTATCTGGTTTTACTGGGGATATGGACTCTGTATTATCCGCATATGATGAATTTATCGAAGAGTCTGAAAATATAAACGGTTTAGCTATCGCCCCAACTTCGGCAATCGAGGACGAGGTGGGGCCGGATGTAAGTGCGGCAATGGCCGCATACGACGAGTTTTTAGTCACGGGGGAAATTATCAACGGGTTTGTAATCTCGCCCACGTCAGGAATAGACGACGAAGTGGGGCCGGACGCAGGATCGGCATCTGCCGCTCTTGAAGACTTCCTAAAAACGGCCGAAGAAGTCAATTCCACCACCATAAAACCTGACTTCGATTCAAGTGGTGTAACTGAAGGGACCGAAGAAGCGGGTAAAGGTCTGGATGGGATCAAAGGCAAGGCTGCCGGAGTTGGTATAATTATAGGCCTTGCCAGTGGCGGTCTGTTGGCGTTCGATAGTGCGCTATCTCAAGCAAATGCATCTACTGGAAAGTTTGCGGTAATGCTTGGTATCACTGAAGATGAAGCTCGGGCGATGGTTCTCGAACTTTCCAGTGCAACCGACGCGGCAACAGAATTAGCCCCGGCATTTGAGACTCTCGCTCGAAATGGAATGACCAATATAGAAATGATGAAGAGTACCGCAAGCGCTGCAAACACTCTTGCGGACGCTACCGGGAACTCTACAAACGGCATTCTAAACGATTTCATTCCAGCATTTAAGGCCGCCGGGATACCGTTATCTGACCTAACCGATAAGTCTGAATTGTTTTTTGCGGCAATACAAGCGGGGAACGGAGACGTAAGTACCTTTTCTCAGTTCTTAACGCGGGCAGCCCCAGACCTAAAAAAGATGGGGTACTCTACGGAAGAAATAATCGCCATTTATATTCAACTTATCAAGACGACTGGATCGGCTCGAATGGCGATGAAGGAGTTAAACTCTATAATGGGGGAGGTCCAGGCCAGTAACGACGCGGCTGGTAAATCTCAGGAGGAATATACGACCGCCCTGGAGAACCTGGCCGACGCCACCAACTCGCTCAACAAACTCAATTCCGAGTACCAGAGCGCAATGGCAGACATTGCCACGGCGGCCGAAGATGCGGCTGCTGCCATTGAAGCATCTTTTATAGAGGCAATGAAAAACCAGGCCCGGGCAATTTCAGACGCCGAGGCCGACGTGGCAAAATATAAAAAGGCCCTGACAGACGCCGCAAACAATACTGAAGAGGTTGCACGGGCACAGTCTGATTATGAAGACGCCCTCCTACGAGTTCAAGAGGCAGAACGGGGGGCGGCAGATCTCGCGGTCGAATACCAGCAAAAACTCAAAGATCTGGCCGAGACTTCAGCTAATACAGCCGCCCAGCTCTCACAGGGTTTTGGGGGCAGTCTTGCCGGAGAGCAAGACTCCCTGGAAAGGATTCAAGATTCAATCGCAAAATACCGAAAAGAATTACAAGACGCCGGGGTCTCGACCGCGAAGATCGACGAGTATACCAAGAACTACCAGGACACGTTAAACTCGATAAATGCATCTAAAGCAAAATCAACTCAACTTACTGAAGACTACAAGAAGGCGATGGCGGCAGCGTCCGGGGACGTAGGGAAACAACAGGCATTAACCGAAGCATATAAGGCGGCAATGTTGGCTGAACAAGCCCAACAACAAAAACTGATCGCCTCGGCGGAAGAGTACAAAGAAGGGATAGTCGACTCCTATAATACCGCCACTGAACAGAAGAACGCGGCATTAGAAAAACAAATCGCGGCAGAAGAGGCAAATCTTGCGCAACTTGAAGATACACGAGATAAACAAGTATCTGACAACGAGACAACACTGGATCAACTAAACGCGGCGTATAAAACCGCCACCAAAACCAAAAAGGCGGAGATAAAGAGACAGATAGATGACTATAAGGCCATCGCTGAAGCTCAAAGTAAAGAGATAAAGAAACAAATCGATGCTGAAAAAGAGAAGATCGATGCTCTCAAAGGCCAGAAGTCTGAAGCGGGAGAGAACCCGGCGGACGCCGTAGAAGGATATCTCAACGCTCTGAAAGATCAGAACACCATTCAACAAGAGATCATCACTTCCACCACAGCCTACAACCAGGCGATGGATGATCTCGCGGAGAGTCTATCCACCGAAACAACCGAAGCAACCAATGCGTATAATGAAGCCGTAGCCCGTCAGCAAAAGGCAATTACTGACGCAAAAGATGCCCTGGTAGAGATGGAGAAAGCACTCCAGGCCGCAAAAGATGTTACGCCCGAAGTCGCTGCCGCCACATTAGAATATCAAAAAGCACTGGAGAAACTTTCTTTAGAGCAAGAGAAATCCGCAAAGATTCAGAGCGATTATACTGCCGACCTGGCAAAGAACGAGCAAGTGGCTTCAGATAAACGCTCAGAATTAACCAAGAATTTTATTGAAGATTCAGACAAACAGCAAAAATCTATTGGTAAAATACGTGACGAAGTCGCAAAATTAAATGACGAAGTTAATAAGCCCGTTCTCAAGTTATCTGACAAAATAAAAGTGGAACCGTTATCCGAAGACGCCCTTGCAAAATATAAGTCTGATATGGAGGGCATGGCGGGAGTAGACGATTATTATACTTCGGCCATTGAAAAACAAACCAACGCCCTGAATAATCTCGCGTTCGCACAACAGGAACACACCAAAAGTACTGCCGACATGGTCGCTCCTGTCGGTCTTGTTGCAGGTGCGGTGTCTTCGTTGGGGTTCCTACTTCCTGGGCTCACTACTGGGATAGGTTCGTATCTCGGAGCTGCCGCCGGTGGACCGGGGATAATGGCAACACTCTCCGGGGCCGTGTCTGGACTTGGAACCACTCTTGCCGGTGCCGCCGGGAGTGTCACTGCCGGGGCGTCCACTATCGGGACCGCGTTATCTGCCGGGCTCTCTAGTGCGGGAACCGTTGGTGCATTGGGAATGACGGCGGCGGTCGGGGCCGGTATTGCTGTAGGCCTTGCAGGAGTATTCGCCCTGGATAAGATCGGCGTGCTCACGGGGCTCTCTGATCTCGGAAAACAGATCGAGACGTCTCCTATAGGCGGCACCATAATGAGCGGGCTGAAAGTCATGTTAGCCCCGGTGGGTGCAGTTGGGGCGGCTGTAATTGATATCGTTAGAGGGGACTTTGCGAAAATACCCGCCGATATGATGAAGCCCTTCGAGCAAGCATCTGCCGTTCTTAAGCCTTCCTTAGATGCAATGTCCACAACTATATCGAATGGAATCGGGGCATTATCGACAATTGTATCCGATGGAGCTACTACGATAGGAAACGCGTTCTCAACCATGATCCAGGTTCCCGCCGGGCTTGTGGAAGGATTTATCGACACTGGAAAAACGGTTATCGATAATGTTGTGAGCGGAATTGATGGTGCTAAAGACGCGGTAAAAACTATCCTTAATACGGCGCTAACTCTCGGGAGCGATTCCTGGAACTTCATTAAGTCCGGTTTTGCACTCGGCGGAAAGGAGATCATCGGAGCGGTTACGGCGGGTATCGGTGCCGTGAGTAGTACTGTTCTCTCCGCTTTCAACTCGGCGGTAAACTGGGGGGCGGACGTCTGGAGTATTCTGACTCAAGGGTTCTTACCCGCCGGGACCGGGATGGTAAACCTGATCGTAGACGGGATCAAGGCCGTGGCAACACTCCCATATGATGCATTTGTCGAAATACTTGACGGCGTCCGAAAATTACTCCCGTTTTCCCCTGCCGAAGAAGGCCCGCTCTCCACAGTACCGGACTTTACCTCGTATCTCGTCCCGCCTCTGGCCCTGGCCGTTGACGGGGCTACAACAGAAGTGGATCGTTTCGTTGCCACGTCTGACGTATTGAAGGCCGCGTGTCTCGCCGATATCGCGAGTGTGAAGAATGCAGCTTCAGTCGTCTCACAAACCACAGAACAAATACTTGCTGATATCGAGAAGAGAAAGAAAGCTGACGGGCCAACGGATAGCAACCGGGGTGGGGGCGGCCCGACAAACACGAATCCAACCGGTTCAGACTTCAATTATTATGATGAGTCGTTCGGGGCGAACTTAGGGAAAGAGTCCACTCGCGGATTCGACGAAACCACGAAAGAGTGGACAATTTCGTATAATAATGGAATCGTGCGGGTGTTTGACGAGCAAAAGAAACTTATCAAGAACATCTTCGGAGACGCACTCACTGAGGAAATGAGAAGATATCTTCAGGACTGGGTAGACAGACAGTCCGGGGCGAAAGATGAAGGGGAGATCGGCACCACTAACCCCAATGAGACTGGAGCAACGATACCCTACGTTGCGGAAGATGGCTCGGTAATAAAGAACCCCGAAGAATACTTTGGAACCGGCCCCAGTATTAAGGTTCTCCCAAAACCGATCCCTGATGCACCAAAAACCCCAATAACGCCCATACCAAACGAAGATGTTAATTCTCTTAAATCCATACTCGAACGCATTCACGACGTACTCTTACTTATCGCGAATAAGTCCGGAGGTACTCTTATCGGAGACCCCAGGAGAATATTAGATCAAACACTGATGAGAATAGATAATATCAACCTGAAACAAGGAACAGTTGAAGAACTCATGAAAGAGTTGGACGCTCTACTTACTACCCAGGCGGCAGCAATGGGAGCAAGGGGATAACTATGTCGGTATTATTGGGTACGACCGAACTAAAGAATTGTAGGCCTATCGAAGAGACTTCGGAAGTCGACGTAATATATGAGACTCTTCCAAGCGGTACAGTTACCATTCTTTCAGGAAGCACCATCCTAAAATCGTTCCAATTGGAGTTCTCCGCCGATACCAGAGCCGAAATAACGGAAGTATACGATATCACCACGTCGCAAACGTTGACGATAGGGACGTCAACTTATGCGACGTGTCTGATTGTCAAGCGAGATCCGATCCAATGGACTCCGGACGGCACACCTCAGTATATTGGGAACGTCACGATCGCCCAGATAACGCACACCTACCCCACTTGCACGTTCGGCAGTGTCGCCATTCCGAAGCCCACGATAGACTACGGATTTACCCAGGATGTTGAAGAGTACCTTGTGGGCGGGGGTGCACGGCAAATACGGGAGGCAGCAATTCAACTATATGAGTTTAAGATCTCGATGCTCTCCATGTCCATTGCCGATATAACCGCGATCTATGCCAAGTCCGGGAAAAAGACACTTGTCTTATCCGGAACGTCCTATACTAATTGTGTCATTACAAGTAAGTCCCCGATATCCTACCAGAAGGCGGGATACTACAAGGGAGAAGTAACGATAAAGCAAGCCGCCGGGAGCGATAACGTCGTCACATTTGGGGGCTCCACCATTCCCGGAGCACAAGTTGAATATATTTACGATAGTGCGGTTGCAGACGTGATCTTATCAGACGGTACGCGGGCTATCTCTGCGTCAACTGCGGTTAACCCCTCGTGGAAAGTCAAGATGGCAACCACCATCCCGGGCGAGATAACTACCATATACACCAAGTCCGGAAAACAAACCCTGATACTTGATGGGGCAACGACTAGCAATTGCGTAATTATGTCCCGCGATCCCATCACTGTATCCGGGATCGGTTGGTACGTCGGCGGGATAACTATTATGGCGCATACGGCACCATGAGGATTTTATGACCCATTCTTTTCTATCCGGTTGTAATGTCGTTTCGTTGACTGCCGAGAGATCGGTAATGAACCCGGTTGGGAAGTGCGTTGTTCAGGTGGAGGGATTCGATAGTCTTACTCATTATAATGTGGGGGATTCCGTGCAAGTCAGTCTTAGACAAGAGAGCGGGGGAACGTATGTGGGCGGAATAACTTTTGACGGTACTATACTAGAACGCACGTATACAATTAGTGAAACCGGGCAATATTTGGGGTCGTTGACGATATACGACAGAATGTATTTACTAAGTAATGGGTTTTTTTATTTGGACTGGTATGATCCGGCAACTAGTTCAAAAGACTGGACAGTTGGACAACATATAACTTCTTGTTGCTCTACTGCAGGTATTGCTAAAAGTGGTAATCTTAATTATCCCGAATGGATCACAAATGAATATATCGGAGACTTTTTTGGGAAACCAAACGAAACTTTATTGTCTCATTTGCAAACAGTTTGCTCAAATGCTGGTATTTTTTTCTTTATTCATGGTCAATATTTATATTTCTACACGTCCCGTACATTTGTATCCCCCCCATCAATTTCTCCATATGTAGGTACAACTGTAGATCATTCAACATTCAAGTTTATCTCTCCATATACAAATACTTATAAAACCCCAATTACGCAAGTAATTGTCGTAGGTAAAGCGGACGAAGACGGCATACTTGCAAAGGGGACATACGGAAGCGGGAGCAATCAATATATAGAAGTGAATAACAATTTCGAGACCGATATGGACTGTGTAACGCGGGCGACTAAATTATATAATGTTCTTAATGCACAAGAACCAGCGAGTTATACACTATATGAGGGCGGAAGTGTTGACTTAATGGATATAATAACGTTCGATACTGGACCTCAACGCGTAATTGGTTGGAAGTATAATTTTTCTGGTGGGGTTGGAAAGCACGAAGTTCAATTAACTACTGACGCAAATATGTTTAATTACCTCAAAAAAAGTAACGTAATAAATACGTCTTCAACGGCGGCGGCGGCAATTGCGAAGATCGCGGAAAAAGTAGCATATGATAAAATAGCAGTACCGTTAATCCCGATAATAAAATCAGGAGAAGTCTCGGTATTACAAGAAGGAACTACATACGTCACAGTCAACCCCGACGATGGCGGGGCATCTATTGAAAATGTGCGAGATCCCGGAGAAAGTTTAAATTTAGAAGACAAGGTCGTTATAGTTCCAGTGAATAATCGATATGTGGCAATATCACTTGGACCGCAAAACATGGTTGGGGAAGTGAGTGAGGTAGATGTTGACGCGGGAACGTGCACGGTAGAAGTCGACGCCGATACTTATGAAGATGTAATTTGCCCGGCGGGCTGTGAGGAAATATAGTGCCGATCAAGGTGGGAGATCCGGTTTTACTTGCTCCACTTAAGGGCGGAGGATATGCCGCAGTCCCGTTTACACCGGTTTTAGCAGACGATCCTGTTATTCTTGTTTCCTCATCTCGCAATTATTATGCACTTAAACCCTATGTTATAAATGTTGGGGACAAAGTCCTTCTCGTTCCAGTGAATGGACGGTATGTCGCGGTGAAGGTGGATGGCGGCGAAACACTTATCTTAGTTAGAATGGGGTCAGTTTACGAGTTTAATGCTACGGTTGATGGTCATGAATTATTGAATGATGGATTCAGACGTGCTACGTGCGAGACCTGGTATAACGATCCAAATTTGTTGGCCGAAGTGAGGATATATGATGCGGATTCCTACGAGGAAATAATGATGGGTGGGTTGTAAAATGGTGTATCTTCAATGTCGGGTTGGGAAAATATACACATATAATACCGGGACTGGGATGGCAACAATCCTACAAAAAGGAGGGGGCACAGTTCCGAACGTGTTAATATTTTCTAAAGCAACTCTGGAGTCTGATGATCTCTCATTCGCGCCCATGGGTACGATAATTGGGTTTGATTTTAATAGTGGGTACGCAACAATTGAGAAGTCAAGCGGGGCAACGGTTGATGGCGTTGTTCTGTATACCCCGACAGAAAGACGGATTGTTATTACGTATCCCACGTAGGTGTTTTTATGACACACATGTTTTTTGAAATGTTGAAAGAGGGGGATGTAGGAGAGACTCCAGGAATACCAGATGAAATATGTGGACTCAATATAACTGAACTCACGTATTATCAAGAAGAACCCGAAGACATTGTCGATATCACCTATGATGATGGGGCCGATATTTACAAAGTGCACGATCGAGAATATTATAATGTATACTTATATAAAGCCCCACTTTATTATTACGATCCCGAAACAGAAGAAATAACGAGGGGATATACCGATATTGGTATTGTCGGCGTCCCTGGTATAGCTCAAATAGGAGACTCAATTCTATTTCATACAACACCCGGGGGACAAAATATCGGGTATATAATGAGAAAGGGGGCGGGGTTTATTCATGCGATTACCGATCCATTGGGTGCCCGATTTAGAGGACGGATCGGCTCGCAAGACCCAGGAGTTCCGATATGTAAATTCGGATATGAAGACGACATAATAACGGAAAATGTGGTTTGTGTAGACGCGGGCACGTGGGAAGTGGTGTTTGCATTAGCTGATTATTATACCAAATATATATCTGGAATACCAATTTTAGCAGACGATATCATTGAATTAGATATCGAGTTACTCGCAGAATTGCCCGGGGTGTCGTGGTTCCCGGACGGATACGAAGTTCCCTCGACAGATCCGTCTGTAACGTGGGGAGACTGGCCCGACTGTGAGCACCCATGTCCTGGTGGAGGAGAGAGAACGTGTCCATACATTACACTGGAACCTCAGGAGTTCACGTATGATGGGCGGTCTAAAGTGCAGGTAGGATCTACTATCTTTGTAACAGATCAAATCAAATTTACGGCGGGGGCTGGAACTACGGGGTGGCTGGGTGGAAAACCCCAACCAGGATACTGGAACCAGGTTACTCCGGGAGACATAACTTCTATTTTCTCAAACGGGATTAATGAAGTGACTATCGAAATTAGAGAACAGTATCCATCTTGGTTTGGTGCACATGGATATTGTGCCGGTGAGGTCGGAACATTTGATCCTCCCGCATATGATTTTTGGCAGAATAATCAAACACTTGACTGGATCGGCGTAAATTATGGAATCACTATTATCTGGTTTGATGGTTACGGTAACGAAGATTCGTGGTATTGGTCACCGGCAACCAGTACATGGGCTCAATCAAGCAAACGAGAATGGACAGATGATCCCCACCCGTGCCCGGCAAATGGGGCAAAACATCAACAACCCTATTTCAATTTAGGAACAAAAACAATTAATTATCCTGGGAACGGGAATATGTATATATACACCAGCCCCATCCCCGCCGTTAGAGATCATTTTAAAGTCGTTGCCAACAATGGAGAAACGGGATGGATAGGAGGAGACCCGGGCAGTAACAGTTGGTATTCTGTTACCGGGTTACCTATAAATATAACGTCAATTTTTGCAACCGGTAATAATTCTGTATCTATTGAAGTAACTAGATTAAACCCAATCTGGACCCAGGCATTTGGTTGGTGCGCCGGAGAGACTCCGGTATTCGATCCGCCGTATTATGACTATTATGTCCCATCTTTCTATAGTATTGGTCTTGGCGGTTCGATTGATCTATATTGTGAAAAACCAGACGATTATGACGAGGAGTATGCACCGTGAAAACAACGTGTGAGATATGCGGAGGCCCCGCACAACTTGAAATGAGTGGTGGTATAATGACCGAAACATGCGATTTATGCCTTCACGTCAGGACCACGGAATATATTATTCCCCAGAAAAAATATCCCGAAGTCTCACCATCTGAATAGCCCCCTATTTTCCTATTTTTATCCCCACGAATAAATACTCATGGGATTCCTTGGCGATGTCGCGCTTAAGAGCGCAATTCGGGTAAGTCAATTCAACACTGCCCTACCGGGTGCCGGGAGCGCATTTTTTACAGCAATCGCGCCGAACAACCCGATTAGCTATTTCCACATCTACGTGGCGATAGCGGCGGCGGGCGTGCTCTCTGTGAAAAGAACTGTGGGAGTAACATCAGTGTCGGAGACACTGTCAGGTGGCGGAACACTCACCGCGAACGCCGGATATCTTTTTACCGTTCCCGCCGTAACGGGAGAGAGCATTACCCTGACGTATTCCGTCACTTCCAGCACGATCCTGAAGTTACTCATCACAGAACAAACCGGGGTAGTCTAAATGGCGTATCCGCCTCAGGGGTGGGGTGCCCCAGTGGATACTCTAATTTACCGCGGGAATATCAATTGTTTTACCGACCCAAATTATCCCGCCGCAAACTCCGGGGACGTATACAAGGTTACCGGGGCGGGACATATAGGCGGGGCGTCCGGTCCCGATGTTGAAGTCGGGGACACCATTATCTGTTATGTGGACGCCTCCGCCGCCGGAACTCATGCGGTAGTGGGTGCTAACTGGGCAATAGCTCAAACCAATATGGATACGTCCTTATACGCCCCTCTTGCGTCCCCAACATTTACTGGGATACCGTCCGCACCAACACCGACAGCCGGCACGAACACCACCCAGATCGCAACCACGGCCTTTGTAAAGTCCGAGTTCGGGAACGTGGACGCACTGATCTATAAAGGGGTTCTTGCGTGTGTCGGTTCTCCCAACTATCCCGCCGCAGACGCAGGGCACGTATACAAAGTTTCTTCGGCTGGAAAAATTGGGGGAGCTTCGGGCCAGGTGGTCGAAATAGGCGATCTTCTCATCTGTGCGGTTGACGGTTCTACCAGCGATACTCATGCTGCGGTTGGTGCGAACTGGGATATTATACAGGTTAATATTGATATTACGGCTCCCACCCGTCTTGTAGTCGCAATTAAAGCTGGAGAATATCTGCGAAAAGGACAGGCGGTTTATATATCCGGAACATCTGCGGGAATACCTGTAGCGTGGAAGGCAGATAATACCACAACTGGAAAGTCCAGAATTATAGGCTGTGTTCTGGCCGATATGAACCCTGGAGATGCAACAATTGACGGGTATGCCGTACGAGGAGGAACCATCACCGGAATAGATTGCAGAACTACTGGGACGGTCGCGGGATACGTCAACCCGTTACAGCAGACTTGGGCAAATGGGGATCTTCTCTTCGCACTTGGGGGCGCTAACGCGGGCGGCCTAACAAATGTCCGCCCAACTTCCGGGCGATCTGTCAAGGTTTGTTATGCCGTCAACGGAAACGATCCTGCGTGCACGTTTCTGATGCACCCCATGGAAAACCCCGTCTGGACCACTGGTGCATCTGGGGAAGACGTAGTATTACGACTCGGAGACTCATCCGGTACGAATAAAGTATCGATCCGCGATTATGCTAACGCAGAGGTGGGGTATATCAACTCGGATGGAAACCTGAATGTTATTGGGCAGATTTCGAGCGATGTGGTGACTGGCACGGCCCCCTTGGACGTGGCATCTACCACTGTGATCACAAACCTGAATGCGGATCTTCTTGACGGCAGCCACTCTACAACATTCCTGCCAACGATCGGAGCCACGGCCCCAGGTGCTCCCGCATCGGGACAACTCTGGTGGGATACATCATGACGACTATAGGCGTTGGTATGATCGCCCGGGACGAGTTAATCGTAATCGTCCGGGCAATTGAGAGTCTGAAAGGTGTGGTTGATGAGATCGTCGTTGTCGACACCGGAAGCAGTGACAGGACGCGTGAGTTCGCACGAGACGCGGGCGCACGCGTGGAAGAGTTCCCGTGGTGTGACGACTTCTCAGCCGCCCGTAATTATGCGTTTTCGAAAGTGAGATCTGACTGGGTGATGTGCCTAGATGCTGACGAGATCTTCTCCTGCAACCCCGCGGAGTTCAGGGCGGAAGTGGCCGCACTACCCGAAACTGTGACTGTTGGGATGATCCAAGTGAGATACCAAAACACCGATTTTGCGTTTAACTCGGCGCGGTTGTCACGAAAAGATCAAGGTATGTGGGTTGGAAAATGCCACGAGTACCTATTCTCAAAAACCGGTATTCGGCAAGTCTTGAAAACGGCAGAGATAGTCCACGCAAAACCGGCGGAAAGACGAGAGAACGGGACAGAACGCAATATTAGGATACTCACAAAAACACTGGGAGAACATCCGGACGACGCACGATCACTCTTTTATTTGGGTCGGGAATACAAAGAGAAGGGACTATACCGGGAAGCGATCTCGGTACTCGAAAGATATCTCCCTCTCTCAACCTGGCCGTCCGAAAAATGCCGGGCCCATCTGGACTTATGCGACTGTTACGGCCACCTGGGTGAGTACGTCCCGGCACAAGGGGCAGCATTAGACGCCATAAAAACGAATGATAAGGTATTAGAGGCATACCAAAGACTCGCCTGGATCGCGTATATGCGACAAGACTGGAAGATGTGCGAGAACTGGGGGATTTTGTCGGTTAATTTACCGGAAAACAAAGAACCAGTATTATTCGAGACCGTGAATATGTTCCCGACATATGACTATCTTGCCATCTCTTGCTGGAACACCGGCAATTTTAAGGTGGGCGAGAAATACGCGCGGAAGGCAAAATATTTAGCGCCCACTAATCCGCGTGTAGCCAATAATCTTGCGATATACGAAAAGGCGGCGGTTTAAATGCCGACAATGAAGATGTGGGACGGGGACAGCTGGGAAGAAGTTTCGGGGGGCGTTACCGGCCCAACCGGCCCGACTGGCGTAACTGGTGCAACCGGCCCAACGGGAGCAACAGGCGATACCGGACCTACAGGTGCTACTGTGGGGGATACCGGCCCCACGGGCCCAACCGGCCCTACTGGCCCTACAGGAGATACTGGTCCTACAGGAGAAACGGGGGATACCGGTCCTACAGGAGCTACGGGTACCGGTCCGACAGGAGCTACGGGAGATACCGGACCTACAGGAGATACAGGAGATACCGGACCTACGGGAGCTACGGGTACCGGTCCGACAGGTGCAACAGGAGCTACGGGTACAGGTCCAACAGGTCCTACAGGTCCAACAGGAGATACAGGACCTACAGGTGCTACGGGTACAGGTCCTACAGGTCCAACAGGAGATACAGGACCTACAGGAGATACCGGACCTACAGGTGCTACTGTGGGGGATACCGGCCCCACGGGCCCAACAGGAGATACAGGACCTACGTGGAACATCGTAACCGCAAACACGTCGGCAGATGTTGACAATGGATATGTTACTGACCATGCAACCAATCGTTTAGAAATCACCCTTCCGGCAACGGCTGCTGCGGGGAAGATAGTGAGAGTATCTGGAATGGGGCTGGGTGGATGGAAAATAAAACAAAATGCTGGACAGTATATAAAATTTGCAAACTTATGTACGGTTGTAGGAACCACAGGATATTTAAGTTCAAATGATGATACGGACGCGGTCGAAATGTTGTGCATTGTTGAGGATGATGGATGGACTGTAATTAGCAGTATAGGAAACGTGACGGTGGTTTGAATGGTTAATAAAACGAACGCAATTGGAATAAATTCTGATGTTATATATGTAGACACACTGGGGGTAGAATGGGTTTCGAGTAACACCTCGCCCGCATTACGCCGAATTGATGAAAATGCGTATCCTTTTAGTATGGGTTTGTTTGGTGGATCAACGTGGTTTCAATTGCATCCCACGTACTCCAATATGAGACGATGTAATGTTGCTGACAACGGGACTGTAAATGCATATCACGGAGATGCAGCATTTGCGTACGACGGATCAAATGGACAGGTTATGGTTCGAGTCCCGAAATTTTGGTATAAATCATATAATTCCGGAACTACGTTTAGATGGTGGATTTCCCCTGTAGCAAAATCTGGATTTTCCGTGCATCCGGCGTTTATTCGCGATGGTGTCGAGCATGACGAATTTTATTTTTCTGCTTTTGAAGGATGTGCTTATGATGTTTCGGGCTCGGCCTATATTACAAACGATGGTGCAGTAGATTTTGCAACAACGACTGGGGATAAACTGTCGTCAATTGCTGCAGCAAAACCAATGTCTGGGAAGAATAATGTTGCTTTTTACATCGCCAACGCACGCGTAATTGCACAAAATCGAGGGTCTGGGTGGGAACAGCAGACGTTTAATATGACTTGTGCTATTCAATTGCTATATTTAATTGAATACGCAAATTATGATTCCCAAACAATGATTGGGCGTGGTGTTGTAGATATTACAGATGATGGATCTACCAATATGTCCGTAAACACCGGGTTTACGGCGGGCTCGGGGGCTGGGGGCGTAGATCTTGGAAATGATACTGGATCAAATTCTACGTCGAAATCAATAAGTTATAGAGGAATTGAGAATTTTTGGGGTAATATTTGGGGGTTTGTAGATGGGATTAATGTTAAAGCAGATTATAATCCGTGGATTGCAGATTATGACTATGTATCAGATACATTTACCGGCCCTTACGTAGATACGGGGTTAACGCTTGTTAATGGGGATGGGTATGTCAGTAACATAGCGTACGGCGCGGGATGTAATTACGGGTGGTTACCGTCTGCAGTAAGCGGATCGAGTTCAACATATTTGTGTGATCAGTATTATCGAGCGGCAGGAAATAAAATTGCGTTGTTTGGTGGCTATTGGAGCGTTGTCTTGGGTGGGGGCGCGTTCTGTTGGTATGTGAATTGTGTCTCTTCTATTGTTGATCGTACTATTGGCGCTCGTCTCACATTTATAGCTTGATTAAATTTGATTTGGAGGTGTATTATGGTTAATTCTAATGTAGAACCGAGGCATATAGAAGTGGATTATATCAAAAATGGTATTGCCAGATTGTTGGTCCATTGGGACATAACAAAAAGCGATGTTGTTGATAGTATTTCGGGGACATCCCGCGAACAATGGGACTATGAAGAACAAGTGGTTACATGGACGTTGCCATTGTTAGATATAAATAATAAAGAATTAGAAATATATTTGGATAAAAATTCAATTGAAATATTAAGTTATGCGCAGGCGGCAAAAACACTGAATTATTCTCGCCCTGTTCCCAATATTGTTGTACCAACCCCTGAACCCACCGAATATAATTTGGCGCATCCTCTTCCTACGCTTGAAGCTAGAATCGCGGCATTAGAGGCGATAATTTTGGAGTTGACCCAGGCATGACGGCATTTAAAGATTTCTTAAAAATTCAGTATCGGTTAGGAAAGGTGAAAGACGAACATCTAGAAATGTACAACGATCTCCCGAAAATCAAGTCTGCTAAGAAGATGGATAAAGCAGATATTGATGAAGTGAAAGCGTTTGGTTCTGCAAAATCTCAAGGACCGGGGTGAGATCGTTAGTGTCGGCGAGGCAGTCCGAGTTGCAATCAAGGACTATCTCACGAGGGAGTACCCTGTCGCAGAGGTTACGCGGAAAAACAAGCTGGTAGAAGCATGAACCAAAGCACAATCCCCGCCCCCACCAAGGCGCCAACCCAGGGGGACAGGAACAGAATTGTTAGAGTAAATAGTGCTCAGATGCAGAAAGAAGTATCGTCCTCGTGTGTGCTATGTATCTCCTGCACCTGGTCACGGGACGCTGACCTTAAAGTGAAGTACTGGTGCCTGCACACCGGTCCCTGCCAACCAGTAGGATTCGGTGGGGAACTCCTTCGCAGGACCTACCAGGACGAACCAATGAATGAGTCCGCGATCCGGGGGGTGCAGTGATGAGTATAGATCTCGCAGACCGGTGCCCGGTGTGCGGTGGAAACGGGTACTACATCCGAAGAGAACGTACCCCTGATGGCCGATACAAAGAATCGAACGAGGACTGCGGGGCGTGCAAGGGAAGTGGACGGGCTCCTGTCGTGGGGGTGCAGACATGAATCCCTACCCCACTGCATTGATGGTTGCGGTCATAATCATGAAGATCAACCGGTTCGCGGAACTCACCAGGGTGGTGCGGACCTGGTGCCGTTCAATGCGGGAGACTCGTGGTGAAGCCCCGATCTCTCTTTTTTTGAGCCCCATAGATGCCCCAGGGCGGGCGATCTCGCGTGGGGTGGTATGTTCCTATGCCCCAAGGCCGCCCTGAGTTGTTTTGTCTCCCCACACAAACCCGGTGACACGTGGGAACCTCCCCTCTTGTATGACTCGGATCGCCACGGGTTTTTTCCAATTTTCACATTCTTGGATCGCTCCGTTGGTGGTAGTTGCTGCCCCGCCTAATTGTTTTACGATTGCCCTCCCTCTCTCGGCGGCGTATCCCCCGTGATCGAGTGGTAACCAGATTGCATATTCTTTTTCCATGCGGTCGTAAAACGAAACTTTAACACTATCGGGCTTTCCGGTCTTGTGATGTCGCGCGCAAAACATATCCGCGACTTCAATTATCGCAACCTGGCTTGATAACATGGCTCCAGAATACGATTTATCCTCGTGCGTGGCGTTTTTGGGAAATATATACTGGCACCAGGGACAGAATGCTACGCGGGCGTATAAAACGGCGTGACACTCCGGGCACTCTTTTTGCGGAGGCGCCCCCGGGACCTCTCCAAGAATGTCTTTTCTCTTAATCGGATCTACCGCGTCAATTGGGCCGTGTCTCTCGACGTTTCCCCCAAAGTCTAGAATCAAGCAATTTTCTTTTCCTGGAAAAGTTCGTAATCCTCGCCCTACAATCTGAATATATTTTCCGGTTGATTTCGTTGCCGTGAGGAGGGCCACGAGATCGCAAACGGGCGCATTAAACCCGGTAGTCAGAACAAGAACATTAACCACGCATTTAATTTTCCCGGTTTTAAAGTCTCCTAAAATGCGATCTCGTTCTGATGTAGGAGTCTCTCCCGTGACCAGCTCGCATTTTATGCCGTGCGATCTCACCGCGCCCAGAACGTGCGCTGCGTGGGAAACCCCCGTACAATACAGTATCCAGGCCGACCGATCTTTCCCATACTCAATGATCTCGCGAACGGCACTTCTAATTAGATCTGGCGTATCGGCGGCGACCTCCAGTTCTTTAGGGACATACTCACCCGCCTGAATACGCACACCGGATAGATCAATTTTTGCAATGCCGCCTTTTGAGATGGGGGGGACCAGGTACCCGCCAGTAATGAGTTCTTTTAGGTCGGTGTTGTGCGCAATGCCATCGAAAATGGCCCCCTCGCCCTCGTGTAGCATGCCTGAGTCTAGTCTATACGGAGTGGCGGTGCAACCCCATATTGCAACTAACGGATTTGCAATTTTTAGATCCTGGAAAAACCGCCCATACATGGTGTTGGCATCTTTAGGTATCAGATGGGCCTCGTCCACAATGGCGATATCGATCTTGTCAAAGTCGTATATTTTCTTATATACCGACTGAATACCCGCAAAAGTTATCTGTGCAGTTAGTGTTTTTTCTCCCAGTCCTGCCGAGTATATCCCGGTTTGAGCTTCGGGCCAACATTTTTTGAGCTCAGCCTCGTTCTGTGCAACAAGTTCACGGGAATGAGTCACGATCATTATTCTGGCCCCCGGAGTCTCTTTGCACACTCTCCGACAGAACTCTGCAATCACAAGACTTTTTCCCGATCCGGTCGGCAAAACGCATAGTGGGGCCACCCCTTTGTTGTTTTCCCAGTACGCGTACAGGTCTTTTATGGCCTGGTTTTGGTAGGGGCGTAGTTTAAGCGATGTGTTTTCCAAGTTCCCAACTCCCAATATTCCCGGGCCCATTAATAATCCCTCCTTCGTACGTCACGGTCCCAAGGTCTTGACTCGCGTCATATATTGCGAGAGGCACTAAGTACGGAATGAAAACGTGCTGGTCACACCCGATAATTTGGGACTGTCTGTCTCTCGCTCCGCGTTTCCAACATACCCATCCTCCGTTTCGTTCTGGAGTGATATGAGCACAAGTCCGGCACGAGACTTCCGGGAGGGCCGTCTCCCAACACATGCCATTATAATCACACCACTTACACGAGAACGACTTCATCGATTCTCCCAGCTTCTCAAGAGGACCTTCAGAAAATATAACTCGTTCGGCTTTTTCTTCTAATAAGAGGGCGTCGTCGGGGTCCTCATAAATTCGTTCCCCATATATCTCATCGGTGTTTTTATTCACCGCGAAATAAAACGCCCTGGGAATATTCAGTTGGGCCATATACACGAGCATTTGAGAATAGTGATCGGGTTTTGACGTTACCACGCCGTTCTTTTTAAGAGAGTTAAAGCTCTTTTCGTTCATTGTTTTTATTTCAATTACGTGGGGGGTTTTTGGAGCTTCGGGGAAACCGACCCCAACGCCGTCAAGAGAGCCGGCAAAGTGACCCCCCCAGACAGAGAACGATATTTGTATGCCGCGTTCCCAAGTGTCCCAGACGTTTATTCCAATATCCCGGAGGTTTTGCAGCACGCGTTTTTCCTCCTGAAGGCCGGTCTCAAAGAGTCTTAATATTCTCCCTGAGAAAACAGGAGCCCGGCACCACCGAAAAGAATACCACAGTGCCCGTTCGCACGGGTTCCCGATCTGGCTTGCACCAAGATGGTTTCTCCTTCCGTCTCTCGCGTGTTTCGAGTAATAAGAATATATCGCATCTATAGTGGGAGATGGGGGAGGGGGAAGGGTTGCCATTACCTTTCCCAGGGCTTTTTGCTAGTTTTTCCGTGGGCGGGCGTGGGGGATCGTATTTCTGTGAGAGACTCTCCGTCACATCGGGCATATCCCTTGATAATATTGGACGGCTGGTACTCTCCCGACGCCGGGCGGATTCCAACCTTTATAATCAGGGGGATGTCTTTGAGTTCGTCTGAGTCGGTCGGATGGAGTACTCCAACCGCCCGACATATTGCTGATAGAGATCTTTGTGCGATTTCCTGAGCAGTTGAGTTTTCGTTGATCAAATTAAGCCGATCCCAAACTTTTCTGCCTTTGTTCTCTTCTCCAACGACTTCAAATGTTAGTTGCAGATATTTTCCTTTCCCGTTCTTGGTGTCCTTCATTTCCGTTTCGGTTATAATTACCTCATAGTCTCCTACGGGTAATGGGTCGAACGATCCGATGGGCTCGACGTCCGCCGCATTAAAGTTTAATTTTGCCATTTTGTTTCACTCCTGTTTTTCTTTCGGTAAATATTTCGCGAACTCCCCCCAGTCGAGGGGGACCTCTGACGGCATGTGATATCTGTTCTTGGCAGTAAATGCCGGGTTTCCTGACAGATGCAGAACTCTCTCGCCCGTGGAGATTGCCCGGGTTCTCTTCTCGTTGAACCCGAGGTCCTCGGTCTTGGTGAGGGTTTTCATGCTGGCGAACCCCACAATATCCGAGTACTCCTCGGCAATTGCCGCAGCGCGCTTATGGAGTTTCAACCCGTGCGTATCATACGCCGGGTGTACTGGGTCTTCTACTCGTGTAATCGCGCCGTGGGCGATCATAACGACATACATATCCTTCTCGTCACGGAGATGAGTCACTCCTCTGAAGAACGCCCGCCATTCTGTCGCGCTCTCCACGTAGCCTTTACCGTATCCAGGGGACTCGATCGAAGAGACCCCAAGCCTCTTACAGGTCTCCGCCCAGACTAACGGTTCTAGCCAGTCTAGTGAGTCCAGTACAAGAGTCTGGAACGCGTGGTCCTCCCCCACCAGGGATGATATACATTCCATGACTTGATCGTAATTCTGTACCAGTGGGAACGCCGGGGCGTCGAGATCTCCAAGCCCGTCCTCAGTAAGGAGGAATATCGGGTTTGGGGCCATTGCCCCGAAGGTCGTTTTCCCGATCCCAGACGGCCCGTACACTATAATCCGTGGGGCTTTTGTCTGGTTTTTTGTTATGCTTTTTAGGTCTATCATTGTTAGTTCTCCGTGTTGGTTGGTTGAGTGGTTGGTCGGTTTGTAATTGGTTGTTTGGTTTTGGTATCACCGCCTTTGGGATGATAATATGTTGTCTTCAAAAGTATATATGCTTTTTCTCTAAGAGACACATATATATACTTGTATCGTGAAAAAGAGAGGTATGTTAGAATTGGAAGAAGTGAGGAGGCGGCTAAAAGATCGCATTCTATTAGTCGTCTCCAAAGAGTCTGGCGTGAAATACCAAGTTATTTGGAAACTGGTACACCGAAAAACAACCGATCGCATGGAGTATGCAACTGTAAAAAAGCTCTCCGACTACCTGGAGAAAAACAAGTGAGGTTTTTATGGTTGAAATAGACGTACCAGAACAATTAGAATCACATGTAAGACTTGTAAAATTGACAAGAAATACGAAAGACGCGTGTGAAACAGGATGGCCCAAAGATCGGAATTATTCTATTTCTGATCCGGAAATAATTAGGCACACCGAGCGCGGCGGGAATTATGGGATTTTTCCAGTTCATAACCTGGTTGTAATTGATTGCGATACTGATGAATTATATAATGCGATTCCCGACGAGTGGAAAAGAACCCTCACAGTTAAATCGGGAAAAGAAAACGGATCGGGGCGACACCTGTATTTTAATTGTGCGGACCCCCAACCAACGAAGATATTATTAAAAATTGAGGGAAAACCCATTGGAGACATAAGAGGAACCGGATCGGTTACATATACGGTCGGTGCTGGAAGCATTCATCCTGACAGTAAAAAAATGTATGAATATATCGATAGGTTGGCCCAACTTGTGTCTATCAAGTGGGCCGATATTTCAGACTTGAGAACTCGGTTTGGTGTTAATGATAATGTTGGTATCGAAACTATAAAAACAAATATACCAAAATGCATTGGTTCTTCCGGGTCGTTATCAGACGTACTCAATTTAAAAATTGAAGACTTTTGTCAACCGGTTGGAAAGACAATTAGAAGACAAAATGGAGATATTCAAGGGACGCACCCGATACACGGATCGGATGGTGGAAAGAATTTTTCAATTAATCCCGGAAGGAACGTTTGGTTTTGCTTCAGATGCGGGGTAGGAGGGGACCCCGTGTCTTGGATCGCCTATGCATATTGCGGGGTGCACGAGCATAGATGCAACCGTCTTTCTGCATACGAGTTTCAGGGGGTGAAAGAGTGGTTAAAAAACAATGGTTATTACGAGAAAATACAAGAAATTGACGACGCGTATCATAATAAAAAAGAAGAGGCCGCCGCGGCGGTAGACTTAACGAAAATTTTAACACAGACAGATGAAACCGAGGGAGAAAATGAGATTGCGTTAGCTCGTTCTCGAAATCGTCTCCCCCAATTTGAAGAAATGCCGCCGGGAATTTTCTCAGAATATATTAATTTTGGGGAGAGGGTCTCCTACTCGTTAAAAGAGTTTCATTTTGCCGCGTTCCTCGCGGTTGCATCAATGCCGCTGGGGAGGCGCGTTACAATTAGAGTCGGAATGACGACAATATATCCCAATATATATTCAATGGTCATAGGGCACACTACCATTTCGGGAAAATCTACCGCGTGCAACATTGCCGTGAACGAGGTTGGCCCCATCATATTTTATGAAGAACCAATTGCAATTTTCAATTCGGTTCGCGAACTCATAGGAACCATAAGCGATCCTGCGCTGGTTCAAAAATTAAACGACTGTTATAATGCGCTTTGGTATTATGACGACTGTGCCGGGTTCTTTGAAGACGCCACCACCTGGAACGCGAACATAATGAGAACACTCTGTCAGGCGTATGATGGCGGTAAAGTTGAAAGAACCCTCTCAAAACGCAACAAGGGCGAGTATACATGGAGGTGCCCAGAACCGTTTTTATCAATTCTCTTTAATACCACGATTGCGGATATAGAAAAACTCTCGTCAGAAAAGTTATTTTCTTCCGGGTTTTTCCCGCGTTTAATGTGGTTCATTGGACAGGGGGGATACCCGCGACGCAACGAAAACGCTACTGACGAGAATATGCGAATTTTGGAGGGAATTAAAGAAAAAGTCAAACATGTTAAAGACGCATTGCAGAAACTCCCTCCGGACAGTGTTGTTTTTGGGGTATGTGATCTAATTGAAGACTGGAAAATTGAGTCCACTTTATCTCATTTAGAAAAAGAGGACGAGGCATTTAGGGCGGCGGTTTCGCGTGGGTTTATTCACGCATATAAAATGGCGGCAATATTCACGTTATATGATCCAGAATATACAGAATCGTGTATAACCTCCAGAGAACGCCTGGAGATACCCGAGAAACACGCGAGGGCTGCACTTAAGATCGTGTCTGAATATCTCATTCCCAGAGCAATGTACGTGTACAATATGTGCACGTCGGCGAACGTAAACAATCACCGTGTAATTGTACTCCGGGCACTTTCCGCGTCTGGGGGTTCCATAGAACGCACCAAGTTACTTAGGAAAACACATCTGGATAAAAAGGAGCTGAGCAGCGCGATCAGTACATTGCTGGAGAGCGGAGAAATAAAAACGAGATCCATTAAGAAAAAAGGCAACGATAAGTCAACTGAGTTTATTATTAAGAATAGTTAATACGTCTCAAAAACTCATAAAAAACGAAAAAGTTAACTAGAAAAGGTTGGTTATTTATACAAGTTAAAACAAAATTTGATATTTTTGTTATGTAATTAAATATTACGTTCTACGATCATAAACTTTTTTTAATTAACTTTTATCAGAGTCACAAAACGCACGGAGTGTAGGGGGCTCTCTTTCTGTATGTGATCGTAATCTCCCCTATACGTGTCGCGAATGGGCTCTGTGAGCTTTGTGAGTTATGTACATAATGATAATTATGTTAATTTTATTAAATAGGTACCGTTAGAGAGAGACGAGATTTTCTCTTTTACATTTAAACTTTAAATAGTTTAAATACTCAAACCACACCTATCAGAAATACATATATACTAATATGACACACTAGTAATTATGGAGAACAGAGAACCTATCACGGTGGTCCTATTAAAAGACCTCCTCGCGACCCTGAACGCGGAGGCGAAGCGAACCAACACCTCCCGCTCCCGGCTTGTGGAGAACATACTCCTCCACGCTTTTCAGATGGGTGGAAAATGAACACTATGGGAAGGAGAAACGAAGCCAAGACCGGCCCGACAACATACGAAAACGCACTTGTCCGAATCAACGATGCTCAGAGAGAGAAAGAGGTGTCGCCCGCATGCCAAAGGTGTATCTCGTGCACATGGACCCGCGACGAGTACCTAAAAACCCGGTATTGGTGCCTACACCCAGGCCCGTGCTTGCCAGTGGGGTTTGGGGGAGAGTTGTTGTCGAGGGCAATAGATGATATGCCTCCGAACGAGAAGGCCTTGAGGGGATTAGTATGACCGGTACACACGAGGCCGCCCGTGAGAGTACGTGCGAGGGCGGCCCCGCTCACGATTGCCGGGCGTGCCCAGACAGAGAGGAGTGTTACGGGGACGTATTGTATCATCAAGAGTAGATGAGGGCAATGATCCACATGGGAACCATCGAGCGTGCGAGCAGTGTTGTGTCGTTCTTCCGTGCCCGTGTGGTGAGCCAAAATCATCAGAAAAACTTAAATATTTTTACGTACTACTTATATATATGAGAACAAGAGACCGGGAGGCTGTATCTATGACTCTCCCAAAAGGCCTGATCGACCGCCTCGACGCATTCAGAGGAGACGTGCCCAGATCTGTAACTCTTCAACGCATGATTGAACACGTTCTCGAAGAGAACGGGGCGGGGGAAAATAAATGACTGGAATGATTATAGATGCCCCTATTGAAAATATAATTGTAAAAGAACGAAAGAGGGCTCCATACTCTGATATCCTTAGAATGGTCGATTCGATTTCAACCCTTGGATTAATAAATCCGATCACAATAACGCGGGATTTAATTTTAATTTCGGGATATCACAGGCTCAAGGCGTGTGAGTTTTTGGGGTGGGAGACTATCCCGGCAATTGTTCATAATTCATCAGAAATAAAGTCGGAAGATCGATGCGAAATACAGAACGATCAACACATGATTGAATTAAAGAACGAATTGATAGAAATTGACGAAAACCTGGTGAGGTTTGAACTTGTTGCCCTGGATCTAGCCACACATTTTGCCCGCAGGAAGGAGATATATGAGATCTTTCACCCGGAAACGAAGGTTGGGTCAACCGGTGGCGGGGTTGGGGGTATTGGAACAAAATATAAAACTGACTTTGCAGAAAATGCAAACTCAGTTGTTCCATCCTTCGTGGAAGACACTTCAACCAAAACTCGAAAATCTAAACGGACGGTTTATGACTATCTTCAAATTGCAGCAGGTTTGACAGACGAAACAAAAGAAACACTTTTAGGAACCGACTTCGAAGATAGGAAAACAGATCTTTTAAAACTATCTAAAGAGGACTCAGAAACCCAAAAAAGATTATCTGAAAAACTTGCAACAGGTGTGGCAAAATCGTATCACGACGCAAAGCGATTGATTTCTTCTGAAGATGTTCAAAAAACCCCCCCGATTGAAGGTATGTTTCGCGTCGTTTATGCCGATCCTCCATGGGAATATGGAGGATCAATGAATGAGACTTACGGAACTGCCGATAAACATTATCCAACAATGTCATTAGAAGACATTTGCAATATACCTATACAAGACCATTTAGAAGACAATTCCGTTTTATTTTTGTGGACAACGTCCCCGGTTCTTGAAGAATCGTTCCAAGTAATAAATTCTTGGGGATTTAAGTATAAATCGTCTTTTATTTGGGATAAACAAAAACATGTAATGGGCCATTATAATAGTGTTCGACATGAAATTTTATTGGTATCTACTCGCGGATCATGTACTCCTGAAAATGTGAAATTGTTTGATAGTGTGGTCAGTGAACCCAGAACAGACCACAGTAAAAAACCAGAGATTTTCAGAGAGATTATAGATACCATATATCCGTCGGGTTCTCGAATTGAGTTATTTGCGAGGGCAACATCACCAGGGTGGGAATCTTGGGGGAATCAAGTATGAGTGTGAACGATTATTATAACAGACAACGAAAAGAGGCAGAAGAATTTCAAGACTGGTTAATGCTTGAATTAAATAAAAGAGGAATAATTATTCAAATATTTACTAGCAAGGAATATCAATACGCACACGGAGAAACCCCGGCACGCGATGAAATTAAATTTGATAAAGAGGCATTAAGATATCCTAACTTGTGGATTGAATTTTATGAGAAAAAATACTCAGAAAATTTAAATTATGTAAAGTCTGGAATACTTAGAGAAAATATTATCCGGTGGTTTCATGGGAACTATGAATGGGTATACATTTTTGATAAACGGAGACTTCTAGAATATATTTTAAATAATCAAAAAAAGGGGAGATTTCAATTAAAAGAGAATATTAGAAAAACCTCAATGGGAGCATTACTTCCACAAAGTGAAGCTAATTCAATATGTTCTAGAAAAATCCGTTTTAACGAACCAGATATTATAAAAAGTGTCGTAATAACGAAAAACTGCACGTTTACAAAACACACCGTTTTCGAAAGTAGAGAAGAAGAAGTCCTCTCTAAATGGGGTATTTAGGAGGCGATGATTTTGGTTTGTTCAAACTCATCCACAAGGAAACGCAAAGGGAGAGACTTTCAAACCTGGGTGGCAGATCAGATCAAAGACACTCTCCTATGTCATCCTGACGACGTGAAACCCGTTCTCATGTCCGGGGCCGGTGTAGATATCCAGATCTCCCCAGCTATGCGGGTTCGGTTCCCCTTCAGCATAGAATGCAAGAGAACCGAATCACTCAACGTATGGGCGGCCTTCAAACAGGCGAAGGATAACGCGGTGGGGGGAACCCATCCGGTAGTAGTGGTGAAGTCCAACCGGCAACCACCATTAGCCGTCCTGACATTCGAGACGTTCATGGCAATGTGGGAAGAGATCGACAAGTCCCGGGGTGGAAGATGACTCTACCTGTTGGGGACGCACATGCCAACTCATGGTTGAATAACCCCTGGTCTCATGGCGGGCATGCCTGCGACAGGTGCCACCGCGTAATTCAGCACGAAGACCTTCTTGTCAGTATAGAAGGCAACCTTGCCCGGGTTCACGGGTACCAGTGTTCCTGCGGAATGAGTAAAGGGCACGGAAAAAAATTCGACTGGAGACTGATATGATATCGCCTATCGCACACTCACTGATCAAGTTCGACTTCACTGTAAAAGGGAGTGGGACTGTACTGCTAGATACCAAGACTCCCTCCGGGGTAGCGTGGACAGAGATCCGGAACGCTCTTGTGGGTGGTATTGATCACTCCCGGTGCAATATCTCCGGGCACTTCGTCGCGAACATCTCCCACCTGGATCTCACTATCCCCAACTGGAAACAGGAGGCGGCACCGTGACATCTCATCCCAACCGGTGCCGACATTGTAAATATGCATCTGGAGATAGAGGTGCCCATTGGTGTTATGCGAATCCCCCAGCTAACGGGAGGTATCGTCAATGGATCAGTGGAGACACGTACAACGAATTCATTGCTATCCTGGGATGTGCATCATTCGAAAAGGATGAGGAAAGTTCACCATGACCCTCTACTACCACGAACCCTCCCCGCAAACTAACCTGGACGGAACTCACACGAAACAGAAAGACGGTTCTACCGTTCGCCTGTCTGGGCGGGGAAAACATTTCGAAGAAATTAAGAAACAACTGGAAAAGGAGCAATGGCTATGATCTGCACTCATTGCGGGAACGAGTACACCATCCCCGGGAACCTATACGACCCCGGGAAACGTCCGCACACGGGTATGTGCGTAGACTGTCTCTATCAGCGTGTGTGTTGCCCGGAATGCTCGAATGAAAATCCCAGGGCGTGTGACCGCTCATGACG